ACCGAAGGTGTTGTGCCGTTAACTTGGAACTGTAGCGTGCCGTCGGTATTGCCCGTGCTGGAAAGTGCGGTAGTTGTCGTAGTCCCGGCGGAAATTATGCTCATTTTAAAGCTCCATTTTTTCTGGCCGCATGAGCAGCCCGCATTTTCTGTTTAGTTTCTTCGGTATGTGTACGCATACGCATTTTGGCAAGTGTTTCTTCAGAATGCTTGCGACCCGTGGCACGCTGGCGAAGTACTTCAACCTGTTCTTCTGTAAGTTTAACGCCTTTATTCCAAGGTGTGTGACCTTTTAATGTTTCGCTAATCTTGGCGCGTTGCTCCGCTGATTTTGGTACGCCTTTGCTCCAACTTGGCATACCCTTTTTGGCTTCGGACACACGCTGTTTGGTTAGCTCAGACATTGGCTTGCCCTTATTGTGTGGCTCTGTCCCTTGCTTTGCAATACTCAGCTTTACCTTGCTTTCGTCCCGCATTGGGATACCTTTGTTCCAGCTTGGTCTACCGCGAAGTTTTGCCGCCATTTTATCTAGCGTTTCTTGTGTATGGCAATCTGGGCCATACCCGCCTTGCATCAAATTCAAGCACAACGGATTGTCTTGTAAATATTGATGTGTGACATACCTGCGCTCTAAATCCAATATGTATTTTGAATCTGAAATGGCCAAAATTTGGTACGTTAAGTTGGCTGTACCGTGTTTTTTGACGCGGCGTTTCCATACAGTCCCGCTACCCCAATAGCCATCTTGCGCCATACCTCGGTGTTTTCCGATGTAATGATGCCCAGTCACCGTATCGGTGATCTTATACAGATGCGCAACTTTGACTAAATCACAACCCATCTTTGCCCCGCCGATACTGTAACGGTGTAGGAATCCGCAATTGTGATCGGCCCTACAGAGAATGCGTTTGAACCGCTTGGCAAGACATAGCTCTCGCTGACGGTTGTCGTGTTCACGGTTAATGCTCCACTGGCCACCACTGGAGCTACGGTGTCTTCCCAAGTCGGAGCGGCTGCGCCATTAGAAGTCAGAACTTTGCCTGATGTACCTGCCGCTGTCAAAGCGTATGCAGTACCCGTGCCATAAGCCACACCGCCAAGAGTTGGAGTAGCCGTAGTATTCGTGCCGCCTGAAGCAATTGCCAAAGGCGTAGTGGTCAAGCTCAGTGACTGTGCAGACAGATTGGTTGCTGTTAGCGTAGTGCCGTTCCAAGTCAGGCCAGAAGAGCCGTCAAAGTTGCCACCGTTGTTGAACTGCACTTGGGTGTTGGAACCGCCAGCTTGACCGCCACCAACCTTCTCAAAGTCAGAGCCATTCCAAGCCACAATAGCTTGGTCACCAGCCAAAATGGTTACGCCCGTAGTAGGAGACGTTGGGCCACCACGCACCACAATAGACTGTGTGCCGCCTGTGTTGTTGAACACCACATACACTTTGCTCCGCTTGGGAGCGTTGATATAGCGTGTGGTTGTGCCTGTAGCCGTCCAGTTAATTACCGCGCCTCGGGCTTGGTTAGCCACGCCGTCTGTATCAGTCAGTGTCGTGTCGGCATCGGCGCTAAGTGTGGTTGTGCCCGCGATCGCTGAGTCCAGCAAAGACGTAATTGAATCGTTAACTGTATAGCCCCAAAGACCAGCCAAGTCACCCGTTGTGGGTAACGCCAGTCCAAGGTTCGTTGTGTAATCTACGACAGCCATATTTACTCCTTAAACAACCAGCCAACGCTGGCCGCTGCCGACAGTAACAGTTACGCCAGAACCGATTGTAATAGGCCCGACACTGATCGCATTCTTGTTGGATGGGAACGTATAGTTACTGCTGATTGTGATGTCATTCAAAGACACAGGCGGCAGAGTCACAGAACCCCAAGATGGCGCTGAAGAACCGTTAGATGTTAAAACCTGCCCAGATGTACCATTAGCAATAAAACCAGTAGCACCAGAACCTGTTTGGTATGGGATCTGGCTTGCCGCCCCACCAGCCAAATTGGTTGCCGTTGTAGCTGTGGTGGCCGTAGTCGCTGAGCCTACCGATAAAGTTGACTGGGCAACATACTGAGGCGCAGAAGCTCCGGCAGTAAGTACATAGTTGGTTGTGCCCAGACCCAAGAAAGTGGTTGTGCCAGCCGCACTGTTATATGGCAACGCTCCAGTCGTACCACCAGCAATGTTTGTAGCCGTGGCAATAGATGTTGTCCAATTAAATGCTGAACCATTCCAACCAAGAACCTGTCCGGAAGCTGACGGCGCTGTAGCAAATGTGGTCGTGCCAGAAGAAGAGTTATAAACAATCTGGTTGGCCGTTCCACCAGCTACGTTAGTTGCGGTGGTTGCAGTTGTTGCGTTGCCTGACAAAGCCGCTGTAATTGTTCCAGCGGAAAAGTTACCAGATGAATCTCGCGCTACTACTTTAGAAGCTGTATTGGCAGATGTTGCATCTACCGTCCAGGTGCGAGCAACAGATCCATCAAAAGAAGATCCTGTTAAATATGTACCAGCTGTCAGTGCATTAGCCACCGATCCAGCTTGGCCAGTAATATTTCCAGACACCGCAGAGCCGTTAATGGCAATGTTGGTATTGGTGACAGAGGTAATCTGCCCCTGGGCATTTACCGCAAACACAGGAACCGCAGAAGCAGAGCCGTATGTACTAGCAGATACGCCCGTGTTGGAAATGTTGAACGTGGTAGCAGGGGAAAGGTTCAGTCCTGTACCAGCGTAGTAAGTAATCGGTGCGTTGAACTGTAAGAAAGTTAACGCAGTTGTACCAACAGTGATTGGTAATGGTGTCTGCTGAACCCAAGCCGTAGAAGCCAAAGTGCCAGAAATAACCAACACGTAGTCGCCTTGGTCAATCTCATTTGTACCTGTACCAGAAGTGTCGTAGTCTGTAGCACGGGTCAGAATAAACGGCAGCAAACTAGTACCAGCCTGCGTAACCACATAAACACCGTTGTAAGCTGCATTACCTCCAACTTCGTCTTTAATCAGCACACGCTGCGTAGCCGTGGGAGAACCGCCACCCAAGGACAGCGCGCCGTTTGCATTTGCCGTAATGGTTGCGCCTACGCCACTCGCACCATTGTTATAGGTGTATGCAGGCAGTGCCGCAGTAGATGCATAGTTGACGGGCTGGTGGTAGTTCAGGCCCGAAGAGATTGAGTCTGCATACTCTTTGTTGACAATATCTGTGGCATTAGATGGGGCTGTGGTAATTGTGCCTGTTGTCAGTGCCGCAGAAGTTGCTGTAATTGCGCCAAAAGATGTCTGCGCCACAACGCCCGAAGCATTTGTCCACACGCCTTGCTCAGATGGATACGTGACAAATACATCTTTAGGGTTGGCCGCAAAGCTTACTAACGAGCCACCATTGCTAGATGAAAGAACGGTATCACGGGAAAGTGTAGTGCCAGAAGAAGTGTACGTACCAATACCTACTTCCCATGCGCCTGTCGCGTTGTCAACAATAGCGTAGTAGGTTGTGTTTCCGTTACCGATGGCGGAAAAAGACTGAAAACCTGTGACGGCGCCTGCAAGCGTCAGTGTGCCCGTTCCAGCTGTTGTGGACGTTTCTTTAACCCGATCTTTTAATACTAACGCCATTTTGAATCCTTACGATGGGATGTTTGTCCAACCGGGGTTTTGTTCATCGTCAATGATTGTCCAACCACTGCCCTGAGTATTGTTGATATTTTGCCAGTTTGCGCTCTGACTGTCATCAATTACCGCCCAAATAACTGCGCTACCAATATCTACATATAGCTGGATGCCTGTGACATATGCGTTTATTTCTTTAACTGGCAAGTATGCATCATTGGCAAACGCGCCTTCTGCTACTGTGCCAGCAAAAATAGCTACAACTTGAAATTCGTCTGTGGCCGTAGCTCCTTCAGCAATATTTACACTGACTAATTTGCCAGAAGTAAACTGCTCAAAAACCAATCCCATTTCTGCAATAGCCGCAACAAAATCGGCCTGAGAAACATAGGAGTCTGCGCCTGTAGCCGCTTCCGTAATTGCCCCAAGGAATGTTGCCGCTGCGCTAAATGAATCTGACCCCGTAGCAGACTCTGAACGAGCTACATTGAAGATGTTATTAAGCGTATTAAATGTAGTGGTAGCTGTGGCTACCTCAGACCTAGACGCAACAAAGTTTGCTTGGGCCGACTGCGTTGAAGTTGCAGTTGCCGTCTCCGCCGCCGTGCCCCCATAAGTAACTATAAGGGACTGTGTGTTGTTGCCAGTTGCGGTTTCAGCGACAGCAACACCGTACGTAGCCCCGCCTAGCGAGGCGAAGGGAGACTGCGCAAATGTTACATCTCCAAACACCGTTCTACCTATCAGGCAGCGTCAAGAGAGAACTGATAAGTAACGTTCAATGTGTCACCACTGGCCACAGACTTATCGCCGCCTGTAAAGTCACCAGCAGAGAACAAAACACCAGAGTTATCAGTAGTAGAAGCCAAGAAAGCACCAGCAATCGTAGCCGTGCCCGTAATGCTAAAAGCAGAAGGTGAAGCTGAGTTGCTGACCACTGATGGATCGGCTGTTGTAGGTGTGCCAAAAGTAACTGTCTTACGGCTACCGGTGTAGTCAGTGTTTTCTGTCCAACCAGCGTGTGAAGATAAAGTATCACTAGCAGCGTAAGTTGTACCAGAGCCAGGTCCAGTCACTAGACCCAAGTACCAAGTGGCCGTATAGCCAGAAGCTTTAAAGTACTTGTCATTCATATCTTGTAGACCTTGGTTAACAACCAAGTTGTGGAACGTGTCAGACCACTTCTCAACACCATCTGGACCTACGCAAGTTACGGTATAAACGCCGCCAGCAGATGCTGAATCGCCGCTCTTGGGGAATGTCAACAGCCCAGCAGAAACTTGGTCTTGGGCATGGATTTTTTCTGTGCTCATAATGCGTCCTTAAGAGATACGAACGATGGCATTGTTTGCATCGGGCGTTGGGAAAATAACTGTAAAAGTTTCGTTGTTGACGGTTTTGTCTGAACCAAAGTCCAACACTGCAACAGATGGATTACCAGAAGCGGTGTCGTTGTATATCAGCGCACCACGGCAAGTAAACGTGGCATTTGTCCACGAAGAATTTGTAAATGAAATGTAAGCTGTCGGCACACTAACTGAGTTGTTCCCAGATGTTGGAGACACTGAAATAACTAGCGTGTTACCACCTGTCGTATATCCAGTACCACTGCTGGAAACTTCTCCAGTTGTGGTGTACGCCGTAGTTGTTGGACCAATATTAGCCGCCGCCGTGTACAAAGCAATCTTGAATGTATCAGGCGATGTGGGGCCAAAGTTGTGAACTGCCTGAAGCAGCTCAACTTTAAAGCTTGTGGTTGCGGTTTGTTGCACTGCCATATCAAGTTACCTTTTGTCTGTATTGGCCAGAACGGTATGCATCCTGACGCTCCATGCCATCGCCCAGACGTTTAGCCATTCCTAATGCTTCTTGGTACTTGGTATTGTAAAACGCCATGATGTCTTGCTCACCCTTCATGTAGGTATAAGCTTCAACCAAAGAGCCATACAAAAGCACTGAATCAAAATTATCACCCAACCAAGATGTCTCTGCCGTAACAATAGACTCTGGGTAATAGTAATAGTGAAGCTCTACAGGGTAAACCGCATCTGGTGTTGGGCCAAGAATAAATGACAACTCATTAGCATCATTAGTCTGGGCGCCAAACAAAGCATAGTACTTAGGCAATCCAGTATCGTTTGCTTGTGGGTATGCCGCACGAATGTAGTTAACGTCTTTGTTCAACAAGTACTCATATGTACCAGTGGACAAAGTTCCATCTACAACCGCCATAGAGTAAGGAGCCAAAAAATCTTGGGGGCATGCCAAATATTTATTATTGGCTGTCGTTGCCCCCGTCACATTCTTGCGAAGAGATGGAAACTGAACCGTGTTGTAGATACGCTGCTCAGCCTGCTGAACGAACACGGGTATCTCAGCGACAAAATTCGCTTCAGTATTTTCCGTATACGCTTGAATAGCGTTGCTGAGTTCAGTGTAATTCATGCCATTGGGCCTCGTGCCATCGTGCCTTTAGTGGCAGCGCCTGTACCACGAATCTTGATGCCAGAAGTCTTTGTTGGCTCATTACCGGCAGACTTGCTAAAAGCACCAACACTCATGTCAACAGTGTCAAGCTTGCTCATATTTGCGCGCGCTGCCAACTCGGGTGCGGCTTCTTTGTAACGACCAGCATAAACTGATGCGGGTTTGTTATCGCGGTTAGCCCCAGTTTTAATTTTAGGGCTGTTTTTTGTAGTGGGTTTGACTTGTGCAACCATGATTAACCTCGTGTTTGGTTCATTGCGCGGGCCATGTTACGGCCAACTTTGCGCATAGCTTCACCAGTTACAGTCTTAGCGCCGCCAGATGCTTTAGCACCGCTTTGAATGCCAAGGCGTGGGCCGTCATCACCAAGGTTTTTGCCTTTGGTTTTACCTGTTTTGGTAATGCCGTCAGCTGCTTTTGTGTATGCCATATTAAGCTCCTATTTGTATCGTTACTGTACCAACTTCTGCGTATAAAACCAAGTAGTTTGGCGTTAATACAGAATCAAAACTTCTTGCCCCACCAACAGGGTTCCAGCCCCATTGAAAAACTCGACTGCCGGCTTCTGGATATCCAAACGCATTTACATCCGTGCTGTTGGAATTCACAATTTGCAAACCGTTTTGCCCAGATACTGCATAGCTTACATCAGGGCGTGGCTCCCGCACCGCTTGTGGATCATCAACTGGGTACATGCCCAATTGCAACTGTGGGTGATCAGGGTCCCAGCATGAGCGGCAAACTTTAATTTTATAAGGCTTAGTCTTAACCGTCTGGGTACGCAATTCCTTGAGCATATAACGCCCATCACAGCGGTCACATTCCGCAATTGCATACTTACCAGAGGCAAACCGATTAGGCATGGTAGAACAAGTTCCTTGGCACAAAACGCAAAGGTGAAGTATCGCGGTCTTCAGCAGCCGCCAATTCCCATTGCTGTTCGTAATCAGCCTTTAAACCCGCAACACGAGCTGGATCCACATCAGGTAACTTCATGCTAAGCAAATAAGCCAAACCGGCCACCATGCAGGGGATAAAACGGAATGGAATGTCCTGAATGGATGTACCTGTACCGGCATCTTGAATGCGGCGCATACGGTAATACACAAACATGTATTGATCACCAGGCGCATTTGGCGTTGGCCACACATTGATTGCCGGCAAGTTTTGCACAGTAATTGCGGCGCCATCAGCATGACTTACAGCTGTTGTACCGTTCTGTCCACGAGCGCAATTAATCAACTGGTTAGTTGCCGGATTAACGTTTGGATAACTAATGGTTTCAGAACCAATTTTAATAAACCCAGAGGTAGTCAAATTGGCGACATTAGAAACCGTAATAGTTGTGTCTGAAGCGGAAATACCGCCGTCCAAAACAACATCGGTTGGATTCTCTTGACCAGACTGACGGTTGTACCAAACTTGAATTGGACGTCCTTGTGCCAGCTTATTGGGCAGGCTCATGTACGTAGATTCAGAAATGCTACTGATATTGATATCAATCTGGTTGGATGTGCCATTACTTTGGCGGATCACAGTGTCCAACAAGTTAATGGTATCGGTAGGCATGGGGTACATGGCCTGACCAGTAACCATGGGGATCTGACCCTGTTCAACTGTCCAGAAGTTCAAACCACGATTGGCCCACTCAATCGTTAAAAGATTTAATGAACGGCGAGCTGTGCGAAAGTTATAGCCAGTACGCAACTCTTGGCCGCAACGCTCAAACGCCTCCTCAATGAGGTCATTGATGTCGAGATTAAAAGCTGTTGTGCCGGTAGTTGTAGCCATTATTTCTTCGCAGTCTTAGCAGAGTTTACGAACGCTTGCTTAGTTGGCGCACCTTTGCTACCAGGCTTTCGCATTTTTTCACCAGAGCCTGCAGCAATTCTTTTGCGCTTTGCATTAATGTTTGCATAGAGTCCCACCTTTCCGCCTTCGGCGTATTGAGTAAAGTCCGTGTCATCCCGGCGAGCTTTTCGTACTCCATTAGGCATTTTAGAGGGAGCAATAGCCCCCATTCCACGGCTTGCTCTCATGGTTAGATCCTTGTCTTTCCGCGAATGGCAATCCCATCAGCACGGCGTGAAGCAGAGGAAACTTTACCGCCCTTTTTTAGACCGGTGCTTCCCATAAATTTGTTCTCATCAGCCTTCTTTTTAACGCCGGTCAGAATGCGGTCTTGGCCACTGTCTGATGCACTAGCAATACGGCTTTTGATTTTGTTAACCATTGAATCAAAATCAACACCAGACTCACGATTTTGACGATTCATGCGGTCATATGAAGTTTCATACTTAGCCGCTGGCTTAGCATAACGGCTAGCCAAACGTGATGTCTCATCACCAGTATCAGGTGCACTAGATGATGCAGAGCTACCACGGCGTGTCAAACCTTGTTGTTTGTTCAAATAGTCACGCAAGCTCAAGCCAGACTTAGCCAGTTCTTCCTTGGTAACCATTTTTGATTTGGCTGGAGAAGCTGACTTAGGTGTGAATTTAGGAGCCTCTTCTTGAGTCTCCATGTTGTCTTCTACATACTTGCGGGCACGCGCACGGGTTTCGTCATCAATGTTGGGGTTTTCGCCCTCAACAATGTCACCCTCTGCATAACGCTTCATCTTACGTGTAGCCATTATTTTTTCCCCTTGTACATGCCGCCACCACACATGGTGATCATTGTGCCCTTAGTTTTACCTTTGGTAGCAATACCATCAGCACGCTTAGAAGCTGAAGAAACTGAGCCACCTTTTTTGTAGCCCATGTCTTTAATCTTTTTGCGATCAGCTGCATCTTTGGCTTCCTGAATTGCTTCATTCTGCTGAGGTGTGCGTTTAGCAGCGGCCATTTCAGCCACAGTAGGAGGATTTACAAAGCCACGACCAGCGCCAGCTTCACTCTTGCCCATCATTCGATCAAAAAAGCTCATATCAACTCCTTAGCAGGCCTTGCCGCCCATTTTCATTTTAACCATCATGCCCTTGGTTTTACCTTTAGACGCGACACCATCACGACTTGGAGCAGCAGTTTTTACGCTACCCATCTTAGACATAGCCATGCCGCCTTTCTTGAGCTTTGACAGGTCAGTACCTTTGCTGCCTTTATGCTCTTGTTTGTCGTGCATTTTGAATGCCTTTTTCACAATGGCTTTATCTTGTTTGATATCAGCCTTCATGTCTTCTTTCATGTTGCTCTTAGCCATTTCGCCACCCTTTTTGAAAAGCGCCATCTTCCCATGTTGGGTTTTTGGCTTATTAATACTCTGTGCATCTGGACGGGTCATGCCGCCAGTACCAAACTTTTTACCTTTATCTGCTTCGTTGAAATCTTTTCCAACGCTCTGAGGTACTCCAACTTTCTTGGCAAACGCTGGGCTATGCGCAATAGCGGCCATAAAGTTGTGTTGTTTCTTGCTAACCGATGGCACTTCGCTGCTCCTTAATAAATTCGTCCAGCTTGCCTTCCAAACGATCTAAGCGGGAAAGCACACGATTAATATCGGCATGCATGTCATTCTTAGTCACAAACTTTTCAGCATGCTCTTCACGAGTCTTGCTCAAAAGAATTGACAAGCGTTTCACTTCATCGTGAGACGCCTTTACCCAAAACATCAGAAGAGCTGATGCAAAGGACAGAATAACATTCCAAACCATCAGTTCCATTTCAGCACTTCCAAGCTCTAAGAGATTTGTTTATGCGTGAGTCTGGGTCTTTGGCGGTTTTCTCTGAAGTCAATTTCTTCTTCATACCCGTCATTCGAGCGCAAAAGGAATCCTTGCGAGCGCCACCTTCTGGCTGGGGCGGTTTCAAATTCATGCCTTGCTTTTTCGCGGAGGCGCGACCCTTGGCATTCAAGCCACCCTTCGGATTCTTGCCTTCTTTTCTCTGCCATGCTGGACTCTTAGCCATTTGCTACTTTCAGTTTGGATTTGCGAACGGCCTCCAAAAGAGGAATTACAACCTCTTCACGGAAGTTATTCTCAAACGTGTCTGTACCAACGTGCGGTAAGCTGATATCTACATCAATGTGAATTTTAAAGCCATGCTCGCGGGCGCGATCACAGAACAAATAGTCTTCACCAACATATTTACCATCCTTCAATGCAAAGTCAAAAACGCTGCAAATTTGCTCGTTTTTGAACTCATACATCCACTCTGGATGATCAGCCACCATCTTTTCAAGAACATGACGCTGAATCAACATAAAGCCAGTGCCAACACGCTCTACGCGCATCAATGAACCATCAAACTCTAAGTCTTGGTTTTCGTTGAAATACAGGTCAGCAAAGAAATAACGGTCTTTGGCACGGCGTGGATATGCGCCAGCAGTAATATCTTTACCACTACTCTGGGCCAATAAACGCAAAATATCATCTGCTGTGGCAATCACATCAGAATCAATAAACAGCAGCTCTGTGCAATCTGACTTGAGGAACTCATGCACCAATTGGTTTCTAGCCATAGTGATGATTGAGCACCCAGACACATCACCCATATTGACGGACACACCAAACTGCAACGCTTTGGGCATTAACGCCGCAATGTTGTAAGCAAGCTTAATGTTAATTTTGCCGTCATAGGCTGGGATGCCGATAAACAGCTTACGCCCAGCCAGAACTGCTTGTTTTGTTTCAGCCATAGAACACCGTTACGGATGCAATGCTTGTTAGCGTTGCATAGATATTTGTGCTAAACAATACACCTTCACCAGGCACCAAAACGTAAAAAGAATTGGGGTTTGAGTTTGATGGGATATCAATCTCAATTAATGTAGTACCACTAGAGCCACCGTCTTTTAAAACCATAGTGCCCGCAGCACTAGCTGTTGCGCAAATGGAAAACCCTTTCACGCGAGCACGATTTGCATAAACCGAGCCCGAAGCATTTAGGTGGGTTGACTTGACATCATATTGCATCGACATAATTAATCTCCTTTAAAACAAGGGGGCCGAAGCCCCCGGAGTCAATTAGACGTTTTGTTGGCCGAGCAATGGATCAGCAACGAAGTACAAAATCGTACCAGTGATAGAACCACCTGTAGGAGCGTCACCAGATGTGCCGCCACCGGTAATTGTCACCAAGTTGCTTGTAGACATTGTGGTGCCCATGTTTGCGCCAGCAGTAGCAGAAGCTTGGTTAATAACCAACTTGCCAGTTGTAGCAACAGCGGCAGAAATCAGGCCAGTGTTTGTAGCGGTAGAAGTGCCGTACAAAGTGAAGCCCATGTCAAACGTAGGAGTTGTGCCGCCTGTAGCTGCGCACACTGCTTGAATCTCAACAATGATTGCGCCTGCGGGCAAAATTACGTCTGAAGAATTAGAAGAAGAAACAGATACTGCTGTACCTGCTGCATCAGCGCCAGAGATGTAGAACTGCGCGGCCATCAAGCCGGAGCCACAATAAGAGGTGCGAGTTTGATCGCCGCCACCTGAACGCCAAATACTCTGTGTGGTAGAAACTGCCATGATAAATTGTCCTTACATACAAGATCAGCGCATCAATCGGTATG